ATACATTTCATATCTTTTGTAACTTCAATACAACTTCTAAATCCTCTATCTTCGCCTATATAACAGTAACCTGATTTCGTCCTCGGTATTCGTAGTCTACTCGTAGCATCATCTGCAACAGGGTTCTGGTTTTTAAGAGCATGTTCTAAAGCTTTCCTTACAGATTCTTGTCTTTGTTTTTCACGATTTGTCTCTTCTTGATAGGGCGCCGGCGCCGATGCAGGAGGGCGCACCGAGTCTCCTTTATTTATCAACGGAGTTCGCCTTTCATGTGGCTGGATTGGTATAGGTTTTAAATTTGAGTCACGCTGGGGTCGAATCATGGGTGTGAGTTTTTGTGTCGGGTCGGTGGTGGTGGATGGTGTTGGTGAGGTAGTGGATGGCGGCGTTGTTGTCACTGGTTTTGTGCCGACATTTTTATCAAGTTGGTTTATTGTATTTGTGCCGGTTTTGGAGTCATTACCTGGTAACGAACCGCCACTCCTATCTGCTACAACCGGTGTAGTTTTCATTATACCAATAGATACGAGAAGAGGTGCGATATTTGTATAATAGAAATTTTTAATAAATTCTACAACATTATCTAAATGCCCTGTTAAGTTAAGAATAAATATGAGAACTATTGATATAACCATAAATACTCTAAATAAGAACCATCCCATTGAAGGGGGTTTTTCGGTAGCGACGGATGCTGCCTCCGATGGAGATAAAATGGATAATAGTTTACTTGATTTAAAAGTTATTCCTTTGTCTGCATCTTTATCTTCGTCCATATCGGGTCCATTTGTCGCATTTGGGTCTTCCGGTTTTGTATCTTCGCGTTTACTTAAAAAACTAAAAAATGAAGAATCGTTATCTTTTTTGAGTTGTTCTTCTCCACCTTTTAATATATTGAGCGACCTTTTTAAAGAATTAGATTTAGATTTCGGTTTTAATTTCATATTTGATTTAGGTTTTTCTTTCATCGTATTAAAATATAACTATAAAATATTTAATTTAATCATTTTTTATTATTTTAATCATTTTAATCATTTTTTATTATTTTAATCATTTTTTATTATTTTAATATTTTATTTATTAATATTTTATTTATATATAACACTATACTAAAGAATATAGTAATTTATGATGAATTCTTTTATTATATCTTCTGTTCTTTTGGTTCTGGTTGACTCTGTTTATTTATATTTTATTGGAAAGCCTGTATTTGATAAGACGGTAGCTGCGATTCAAAATTCTGCTCTTGTTGTGAATATCGCACCCGCAATTTTTACATATATTCTTATGGCGATTCTTCTTAATTATTTTATTATATCTGTAAACAAGTCGCCATTTGATGCTTTTATATTGGGATTCTGTGCCTATGGTATTTTTGACTTTACCAATATGGCAATTTTCAAGAAATATAATTTAAGAACTGCAATTACCGATACTTTATGGGGTGCAATATTATTTTTTACTGTTACTAGTATTACTTATTATGTTAAGAAGTCCAGTATATTTTAATAAAGTTTTTAATAAAGTTATGAACTCACGATTCATTCATCACAAAGTCAAATTTATTCATTAATTGTAACTTGTCAATTGACTTTTCTAGAGAACTTTTTCGAACGTCCGTCATCAAATAGTCTACCTTGGGACCTATTTCATTTTTCTTTATTTGTTTGTAGACTGAATTAATTTTTTTTACAACAGATTCTACTAATTCTTTGTCTTTTGTTATTTCTATTTTAGTATCATATTTTTCGGTTAAAATAGAAATCGCGTAATATATCAGATAGCGCCGTTTTTTCTTAACACCTGGTGTATATTTTAAGCAGTATAGGGTTAATATGCTATTCAGTATTTTGACTTTTATATTATCGTGATTTTTTGAGTTATTAAGTATTATTTCCCATAGAATCCACATAGGGTCCATTTGGAATTTTTCATCAACAGGTATATTCGCTCTGCGTTCGCATAAACATTTCTCCTTTTTTTTAGCGCAGATTTTTTGAAATTCCATTATCCATTCTACCCAAAAACATGCCTGCAATGCATTGTTTGACTCTTGTGATATATGATACGCAAATTCATTAATAGCGATGAATAATTCTTTAGGGTCATCTTTTCGATAAACGCACTGCGCATATGATACCGAAGGTGCTTTTAATTTATTCGACATATGTGTTATGTCATATTCTTCTTCTTTGTTTATTTTTATACCTTGGAAGCAGTGTTTTTTGTTACTGGAACATAAAATACATATTATTTCAGCGAACATGCTTCTTATTTTGGGGTTATTTCTTAGACGTAGTATATCGTCTCGGTACCCAGAAGATAGAATTGTTTTAAAGTTTTCGTATCGCATTTCCAGGTATATTGCTAGTTTTGGGTTAGCTAAATGAATATGTTTTCCTACAAATGTTAGTATAATGTCCCATAAATCTAAAAATTGTCCGGCACAAATAAGTTCGGAACTCCAGTTACACGCGTGTTCAATTTTTCCATTAAGTATCGAGTTTAGTAATTCTTTTCTAACATCTGTTTTTTTATATTTTGAGAATGATTCTCCTTTAAATTCGGAGATTGTTCTTATATCATTAATTTGAAATTCGGTTTCCATATACTATTTTTTCTATAAAAAATATATATTAATAATACATATAAATAATACATATAAGTAAATGACAATTATTGACACAGCAATTAATAGAATAAATACTTCATCATGTTGGGTAGTTATGTTGGTATTTTTAATTATTCTTGTATCTATTGTATACATTTATCGCTTATTCTTTTTAGAGATAACGTCTAAAGAAAGCGGTTCAACCGAAAATAAAGAGGGGTTTACTATGAATAAAGAGTTTACATTAAAGACAGGCGAAGAGTCTTTGGACCATTTTTATGCGAGAATGTACGAAACATTATTTTATAGCGACATGCACGATGACTATGAAGTCGGCGTTATTCTAAATAAGGCTTCTCCTGTTCAGCGCACGGATGCTTTAGTGATAGGTTCTAAAACCGGTAAACATGTCAACACGCTTAGTTCGAAAGGGTATAACTGCTATGGTATGGAAAAGTCGAATGATATGATAGAATACTCGGCGAAAAAATATCCGGAGAATAAATTTATTTTAGGAGATGGAACAAACCAGCTTACGTTTGATGCCGAGAAGTTTACACTGATTACGTTGCTAGATTTTACTGTGTATACGATTTCAAATAGGCGAATGTTGTTTGAGAATTGTTACAAGTGGTTATCTCCGGGTGGATTTTTAGCAATTCATTTAATAAATGTTGGGGGATTTTTTGACTCACAGACCTATGGAGCAAGAGAGCGAAGATTATCGCCCGCAGTTACACGTATATTTAGCAGCAGTCATGTTAAAAATCCTTTAGGAAACAATGACGCGGTTATAGACGATATTATATATAAGTCCGATATGATTATGAATGATCCTGATATGATAGAGTTTCGCGAGACATTTAAAAATAGGAAAAACGGCAAAAAACGGCAAAATGTTCGTAAGTTTATGACGCCCGACCAAACCGTTATTCTAAGTGAAGCAAAAGATTGCGGTTTTAATATGTTGTCGCAGATTGACCTTCTTCCATTTGATAGACCTTTTCAATATATATATGTCTTGTATAAACCAGCAAACTAACCAGTGCGACCCCCGCACCCCGCAACATATGCAAGCTATTAAACACATGAGAAGTTACAGGTGCGTGAGATTAGTGTTTATTCGTAATTCATAAATCGATAATCAGTAACTCGTATATTTTTACAAAATCTCGACAAAATCGTAGAATAAAGACAAAATATATATTTATAGTTATTATGATATGTGGTTGTACTATATCATAATAAGTGTTCTATTATTTATTCTATTATTACATGGGTATAATAAAGTAAAACAGAAATTTTGGCTAGAACAGCCTATATTTTATAGATATAATCCCATAAACTGGTGCAGGTTAGATACTATACTATCGGATGAAAAACCGGTAGATACGATGCATTTAAATTTTTTAAATAATAATGTATCTTATGTGACAGACACGAATGTACCTGCAAATGTAGGTAACATATATATAAATGAGATTGATATGAGTGTGAAATACTATGAAGATATAGTATCGTTGATGAATGACTATCCGTATTTTAATACAAAGTATAACAACGGGAATATGAAATTTTTAGACGTGAATCGAAAGATGGAGAAGTCTGTTTTAAAAATATTATTGGAAAATCACGATTACGACCCGATAGTAACTCTAAATTATAAAAACATATATAAAAGTGATAATGATACATCAAAGGTGCTTTCTATACGCAATATAATGGGTGTCATTATTTCAATACCGCTTTATTGTTTTTTTAAGAATAAAAAGAGTGGTAATAAAAATAAGAAACAAGTAATGGCATCGTCGGCACATTCGATGCCTATTTATTTTTCACAGGTGCATTATAATTCTCAAGAAGTGGATGAAACGGATGTCACAATGATGATGAAGACGTACAACTATAAAATGTTTCACGATTGGGACGAGGTCATAAGGAGAGAGCGAGATTACATACACTCTGAAAAACATGACACGTTACAGAAGCGTGAGATTAATCGAAAATCAAAAGATGTAAATAAAAACTCGAAACATGAAGAATATGAAGAAAATGAAAACATATATGAAAAAAATGGATTAAAGATATCAAAAAAGAAGGAGAAGATATGTACTTCGATTTTCATATATACTGGAATAAATATACCTAAAATGGTTGTACCTTTTTTGGAATATCATTCTTTTTATATTCCTATCACAAACTGGGATACTGTAGATTATAGGTTTCATGCAAGCATACATTTGATACAAATAGGTATGCAAAATATAAATATACTATTAGAGTATTTACAATTGTATCATACAAATAACGCTACAATGAACAAAGATAGTAAAAAATATGCTAGATTATTCGAGGTATCCATATTGCCATCACTTTCTCATATATTTCATCTTATAAAAAGTGAGATATATTCTATATACGTGTTGTTACAAAAAAACAATGCGGGAGCAGGAGCACGAGCAGGAACAGTTGGTGCAAATCGCGACACGATACTTGCTGTCTATATGTTTCGCAAGTCGAATAAAATAGTTATTAACAAAAATATTATAAAAGACGCAAATCATATTTTACATCTACCCATATCGATTCAAATGCCGTCTACGCATGACAACTTCTTTATTTGTGGGTTTATCAATGCACTCAAAATGGAGAAGAAAAATAACAAGATTGGGTGTATCTCAATCGATACAATATCACATAATAAAAAGATAATAGATTATTTTTTAGCGAATAACAAACCTATTTTGGTAGAGAAAAATACATTATTAATTCATAACTATATATGTAAAACATTATTACCCGAAAATGTTGTAATAATGAATTGAGTTTTGGTGAGATTTGTATAGATTTGCATTACCGATTTATTAGCTA